GTGCAAATCATTTCATGGTGGCCGCAGGACGGCCGCGGCAGCGCGCTCGCGCATTTCGATATCGAAGTAATGGACGGGCTGCGGCTATGCGGCCTCAAACTGATTCAGAACGACCAGGGCCAATTCCGAACCATCGCCCCGACGATGGGGAGCCGCCGGTCTGTCACCTTCCATCCTGAAGTTGCGTCGCGCATCACCGCTGCCGCCGTCGATCGCATGAACCGGCCGGAGCCGCGCTTTGAACATCGCAACTGAGTCGGCGCCTAGCCTAGTGTTTGGCGGCGATGAAACACCCGAGCAGATTGAGGCCATCGTCTCCGAATACGTGGCAGTCCGAACCGCCATCCTTCGTGACGAGCGGCAGGAACTTGAACTCGAGTTCGAAACCCGCGAGGCGGAACTAGCCGCCCGTCCCAAAGCCGACAACGACAACGACCCAGCAGGACCGAAGGGGGCGCCGCTTCCTGTCATCTGCCCGGCAGACTGGCATGGTCTGCCAGTGCCAGAGCGTGAGTGGTTCATAGACGGCCTTATCCCAACCCGTCAGGTGACGATGCTTGCCGGTGATGGCGGTGTGGGCAAGAGCTTACTTGGCGTCCAGATTGCTGCCGCGGCTTGCCTTGGTGTTGAGACGCTGGGACTAAACCCGGCTCGGTGCGGCGTCGTCTATCTCGGTGCGGAAGATGAGGCAGACGAGTTTCACCGCCGACTTGCCGACATCGTCGCGGCGCATGACCGCACGCTAGCCGATCTTGCTGACTTCCGGCTGATCCCCTTGGCCGATCGTGACGCCTTGCTGGCGACGCCGGACCCGAAGGGCGTCATGCAGCCGACCAGCAATTTCACCAGCCTCGACAATCACATTGCCCGCCACCAGCCGGGGCTCGTCATCTTAGACACAAGCGCCGACCTGTTTGGCGGTGACGAGATCAAGCGCGGTCAGGTCCGGCAGTTCGTCGCGATGCTCCGCGGGTTGGCCATCAAATGGAACTGCGCGGTTGTGCTACTCTCGCATCCATCGGTGTCAGGCATGCAAACGGGCTCTGGCACGTCCGGTTCAACGGCCTGGAATAACTCGGTACGGAGTCGGATCTATCTCACCCGGCCGGATGGCAAGGACGTCGACCCAGATATACGCATCCTGAAGACGATGAAAGCCAACTACGGCGCAGTCGGCGACGAGATGAAGCTGCGTTGGCGCGCTGGCGCTTTCGTGCTGGACGATGGGCTCCCGGCTGCCGAAATCACCTTCGTGAATAAGGCGCAGGACGAGGCCTTTATCCGCCTCCTAAGAGCGGTCACACGTTCCGGTCAGGTGGTGGCGCCAACCAAGGGCGTGAACTTCGCGCCGAAGGTTTTGGCCGCTCGCACTGACGCCGCTCCATATGACGAGCGGACGCTTGAAAAAGCCATGCATCGGCTCCTCACTGACAGCACACTGAAGGTTGCGAAGTACGGGCCGCCGTCCAAACGGAGGCAGCAGCTTCTCGTTTCAGCCGACGATTTCGGCGGGGAGGACTAGGTGTTCCACCCCACCTTCCACCCCCCTTCCACCCCTCTACCAGGGGGGTGTGCTTCCACCCCCCTTATACCCCCCGCAGGGTGGAACACCCTGGCAGGGGCTGGAAGCCCCGCCGGCGTCCCAGCCCTGCCAAAAACCAAGAGCGCCACGGGCGCCATCATTTCAGAGAACGGAGCAACCAAAGTGACTGCCACCTACATCACCGCCCCCGAAGACCCGAACGACACGACCGAGTACCGTCGGATACTAGAAGACCTGCGTGCCACGGACGCTGACAACGACAACGAGCCTGCACCACGGCGCGCGCACTCAACGAGCCCGCGCCACCGCGCATGGCAGGAAGCGTTTGCCCCGCTGATGGACTGGAAGCGCCTACGCGAGGCGACAGAAGCCGGCTCGGTGGGAAGCAACTGGATGCTGGCGCCCGGCGACTCCGCTGCGCCGACCAACGCGGAGGCTAGCCTGCCGAAAGACTTCTCCGAGGAGACGCTTATTCTAGCCGCTTCCTATGGCGTGCGGTGGAAGCAGGTAGGCGGTCGGCTCGTTCCGGCCGACGGACAGATTGAGTATGATGCGGCCGGGCGTCTCATCCGTTGCGGTGCGCTCATCATTGCCGGCGAGCCGATCGCGGCCAACGATGACGAAGAGCCGAAGCCCCTGCCGGTGGCCGACGCCGACAAGGTGGAAGTGATAGGCGGCGTCAAGCGCCCGACCGAACGTGAAGATGATATCGACGATCCAGAGGACCGGGCTGACGACCTCGCGGACATACTCGGACGCAACCTCAACCCGACCGAGTCCATTGACCGCGGCAGGCGCTACGGCGCGAAGGTTCGTAGCGGGAGCATCGTCGGAATCCTGCACCGGACCAAGAACAGCGACAAGGTCGTGGTGCGTACCGAACCGCGGAACGCGGACGGTCGCTATCGCCCGCGCAAGGGCAAGCGGCCACCGGCAGGGTACGTCATCCCGCCGGACGAGGTCATAGACTCGCAGCGGTTTCTGCCGCGCCTTCTTAAGGTGATGTCGGCAGAAGCAGTCATCGTTCTAGACTTTGCGCTTCGTGCAGCGAACCTGGCTAACATCGGCGAGGTATTCGGCAAATCAGGAAAGAACGCGGAGCGCGTCGGCAAGCAAAAGCTGATCGAAGCTTGTGCAGAATTTGAGAGTGCCGTGAAGCAATTCGCCGAAGAGGATGGGGCGCGGCAGCAAGCAATAGCGGCTTGAAGTCCCTTTTTTGCAGGGTGCGACCCTTATAGGTAGAGGCGGATAGTTCTTCTCCGTTCCGACTGCCTCTACTGACCCGCTGTTTCATGCCAACGGGTCTTTTTTATTCTGATCGTGCGGCGCCGGGATGGCGCTGTTCGATGGGGCTTGAGCGCGCCTGGTGTCTATCGGGTTCAGGCGCGCTCGCCCTGTTATTTCAGCCAAAAAACCTTCAACTGGATACTATTCCAATGCATGCCTCGCATTGGGGCGACCGCGTCTATAGACGCGATGCAGCCGCGCGATGTTGCGGCCTGCACCCCAAGAACCTCGATACTTTGATTATTCGGATGCGTAGCGCCGACGTTCTCTTTTCGGAGCGTAGGGGCGGTGCGCGTGTTTTCTCTGCCCGTGACATCTGCGTCTTACGCATTGCTTGGGAGCTAGAGCAGGCCGGTCAGACGTGGCTGACAGCCTTGGCGCGCGCCTTCGACAATCTCCAGGCGCCGCCCCCAGAGCACGCACTGCTGATCACCCCGGCCAGTTCGGTTTCGTCGAAGTCCTCATGGATCACGACGGTTGCGCCGCAGCCCGGCGACAAAACCCTGATCACAATCCCCATCGGCCGGTTCTGCGCCGAAGTTCTCGGAAAGCTACGCAGTGAATTGGTGGCCGTTTAGTCGAAAATCCGACGCAGTGTCGGAAACCAAGGGCGAACTGACCGACCCCGACAGCGAAAGCTGGGCCGCGCTTCTAGCCGGCTCGCTTCCATCCGCGTCGGGCGTTGCCGTCAATGCGGAAACCGCAATGGCTTCACCATCGGTGAATTGTGCGGTGACGCTCGTCACCTCGAGCATCGGTCTGTTGCCCTGCAAACTCTATCGCAGGGCCAACGACGGCAAGGAAGTCGCTGACGATCACCCTGCCGCGCCTCTCGTGCATCGTGACGCAAACGACTGGCAGTCAGCCGGCGACGTCCGCGAAGCCATCACAATGGATGCGCTGCTTCACGGCGACGGCTTCGGCTTCGTCACAAAGGTCCGCAACCGGCCGGTGGAAGTCCTTCGGCTGAAACGTTCCGACGTGACGGTTGAATGGCTCGACACGGGTGAGCCCCGCTACTTGGTTGGCGAAAAGCGCTACAAACCCGACAGCATCATCCACCTCCAGGCGCCATCGATCGACGGCAAGACCGGGCTCGGTCTGCTGCGCTCCGGCAAGGACGCGATTGGGCTGGCCATCCTCTTGGAGCGTCAGTCCGCCAGGCTGTTCCGCAACAACAGCAAACCGGGCGGGCTCCTGTCGGTGAACGGGCAACTCAAGCCCGCTGCGGCTAAGCACATTCTGGAAATGTGGAACACGACGCAGGGCGGCGACAACGTCGGCTCGGTGGCTATCGTCGATAATGACGCTAAGTACACCCCGGCAGCGTTCACTTCGGTCGACAGCCAGCATCTCGAACAGCGCAACTTCGCAATCGGCGAAATTGCACGCCTGACACGCGTACCCGTGACGATGCTCCAAGAGCTAAGCCACGGCACGTTTGCAAACACGGAACAGCAGGCCCTGCAGTTCTTGCAGCTTTGCCTATTGCCCTGGCTCAAGGCTTGGACGGATGCTTATCGCCGCACTCTCCTGACCAAGGAAGAGCGCAGCGAATATAGCTTTGAATTCGTGGTCGACGACATCTTGCGCGCCGACACCGCGACCCGGGCCGAGGCTTACGCCAAGTTCCGATCGATGGGCGCGTTCACCGCGAACGACGTCCGGCGGCTGGAGTCGATGCCCGCGCTGCCAGGCGGCGACGAGCTTCAGAACCCGTACACCACACCCGGCAAACCGGTGAACTCAAACGAACCAAAGGATAAAGATGCCGCAGCTTAATACAGGCGCGACAATCGATCTCGACACTAAATCCGTCACTCCTGACGGATTTTTTGTTGGCTACGCAAGCACTTTCGGCAACACCGATCGCGGCGGAGACGTCTTGATGCCGGGAGCATTCACGAAGAGCCTGCAGAAATACCCGGCTGGTCGGGTAAAGTTGCTTTGGCAGCATAATACAGACGAGCCGATTGGCGTCTGGAAATCGCTCACCGAAGACGGACACGGCCTGAAGGCAGAGGGGCAACTCCTGCTTGAGACGGCGCGCGGTCGTGAGGCCCATGCGCTCATGAAGGCTGATCAGCTAGCCCTCTCGATCGGCTTCAAGACGATCCGAGACGAAGTCGATCGCAAGAGCGGCGTTCGCCGTCTGCACGAGGTCGAGCTTAGGGAAGCGTCGCTTGTGACATTCCCGATGAACGAAGACGCCGTGATTAGCGGCGTCAAATCCAACAACAATTCTTTCCGCGCTCTGGTCGAAGCAATCAACTCGGCCCGCGCTACTTTCAAGGACTAACCATTGTTTATCGATAAAATTCCTGCCGACCTCGAAACCAAGTCGGACGACACCGGCATTGAAGAAGTCAAGGGCGCGCTCGCGGGCCTGACCGACGACGTGAAGGCCCGCCTTGATGCTATGGAGGCCCAGATCGCCCGCCCGAACCTGAACAAGGGCTCGAAGGACGAGACGACCGACGAGCAGAAGGCCTTCGCCGAATACCTCCACCGCGGCGACGCTGCTCCGGAGGTCAAGACCCTGACCGTCTCCAGCGATCCGGGCGCTGGCTATCTCGCGCCCGTCGAGATGAACGCCGAGTTCATTCGAAACCTTGTCGAATTCTCACCTATCCGCCAGTATGCGAGCGTCCGCACGACGTCTGCCCCGGCTGTGCGCTATCCCAAGCGGAACTCAATCACGAACTCGCAGTGGGAAGGCGAGCTTGAAGAGTCGCAGGCGTCCGAGCCCACCTTTGGCCAACTCGAGATTCCGGTCCACAAGCTGACGACGTTTGTCGATATCTCGGAAGAGCTTCTGGCGGACAGCGGCGGCTCGGCTGAGCAGGAAGTGCGGCTGGCACTGGCCGAAGATTTCGGTCAGAAGGAGGCAATCGGCTTTGTCAGCGGTTCGGGCGTCAAGCAGCCCGAGGGCTTCATGTCGAACGCGGACATCGCGGCGACGGTCAACGGCCACGCGACCAATCTGTCTGCGGATAAACTGATCGACCTTCTGTATTCCCTCCCGGCCTCCTATCGGAACGCATCCGGCGCGGCTTGGGCGATGAACGGCACGACCCTGGCTGCCGTCCGAAAGCTCAAGGACGGGCAGAATAATTTTCTGTGGCAGCCATCCTACCAGGCAGGCCAGCCCGAAACCCTGCTCGGAAAGCCGGTAGTCGAGATGGTCGACATGCCGGATATCGCGGACGGCGCCTTCCCGGTAATTTATGGCGATTGGTCCTCGTATCGGATTCTTGACCGGCTGAATCTGTCCGTTCTCGTCGACCCTTACACTCAGAAGCGTAACGGCGTCGTCCGCATCCACGGCACCCGTCGTGTTGGTGGCCGCATTCTGCAGGCCGCGCGCTTCCGTAAGCTCAAGACCGCGACCTCGTAATCGCAGTCTGCAATTGGGCGGCTTCGGCCGCCCGCTCCCCCTATTCAAGGAATTCATATGCGCGACATTTCGCACAATATCGGCGCCGTCAACGCGCTCTCGCCGGCCGTTCAGGCTGCTTCCGTCAACGGCAACGCCATTGACACCAAGGACTTCAACAGCCTCGCCTTCATCGTCAACACGGGCGCGATTGCCTCAGCCGGCGACTTCTCTGCCAAGCTTCAGGAATCGGACGTTTCCGGCAGTGGCTACACTGATGTTGCGGCGGGTCAGTTCGACAGCAACGCTCCCGCCACGCTCGCCGCTGATGCCACCTACAAGCTCGGATACCGAGGCAACAAGCGTTGGGCTCGCGTCGTGCTGACTAAGGCCGGCGGCACGAGCATCGCGGCTGGTGTGGTTGCTGTTCTCGGCGACGCTGCCAACAAGCCCGTTACGTAATTCGGCGCCTGGTCAAGAGGGCGTTTAGCGGTTCGTCCGACAGCAGATAGGCAGCCTCCCGGGCGCCAAAGCAGTTCTTTAACGGGTCAAGGCTTCCACAATCGCGAGCACCAGCGGGCACACCTTTCCCCCGCCAAGGACTCATTGCCCAACCGCGTTAGGTAACGGGCACGGCCAGTCGGTACGCAGGACGCTGCCGGCTGGCCACCTCATTCAGGATTATCATGCCATCAGCAGCACCGAGGTATTGCACCTGCGGTCGACACGTCGTGCCCGCTCGCCAGTCATGTCCATGCGCTAAGGCTCGAGCCGAGGCGACACAGACCGCTAGGCCATCAGCATCGGCACGTGGTTACGACTCCAACTGGCGGAAGGCATCGAGGGCATTCCTTGCCCTGCCTGGCAACGAGCGCTGCGCCTGTGGGTGCGGCAAGCCTGCGAACGTGGTCGACCATCACGTCGCGCATAAGGGCGACCAGCGCCTCTTCTGGGACCGATCGAACTGGCGCGCGATGAATGTCGCGTGCAACTCGCGCAAGGCAGCCCAGTCCGAAGGCGGATTCGGCAACCCGCGTCGATCGCAATAATATTGCGTGAAACAGCAACAAAGTTGCGTGAAACATGTTGCAAACGGGCAACATGTGCCATTTTGGGGCGGGGGGTGGGTCGCGACGCCGCTAGGGGGCTAGGGACCACGCCGCCCCCAACGCTCACGATGAATCCGTATTGGGCCATTCTCAAAGCTGATGAATGGCAGCATTTCAGCAAGTTTTGATTATGGACATTATCACACTAGCAGAATTTCAGGCGCATACCCGCATCTCCGACGATACGGAGAACGAGGAAGCGCAAGCCCTAGTCGACGCGGCCAACGGTTACGTAACGGGCCTCATCGATCCGGCCGACGATTACGACCCGCCGGCTGACGTTAAGCTCGCTGCGCTTCAGATCGCCGCGCATTGGTGGGAACGCCGCGAGACGGCAGGGCCTGAGGCCCTTTCAGATATCCCGCTCAACGCCTCCGCAATCCTTGTCAATCATCGAGCCTGGAGCTTCGGGCGGTGACGGCAGGGCAGTTGCGATATCAAATCCGCTTTCAAGAGAGAGAGGAAATCGAGGACGAGTACGGGAACGTTTCAGGTGGCTGGGCAACCAAATTCACCTGCTTTGCCGGGTTCAAATTCCTCCGCGGCGGCGAAGAGGTCATGGCCGGGCGCCTGGCTGGTAAGCAGCCCGCTATCATCACAGTCCGTTCCAGCGACATCAGCCGGCGCGTCGATACCGCTTGGCGCATCCTCGATCGTGAGGACCAGGCTTGGAACATCCGCGCCATTACCGACCCCACTGGCAAGCGCGCCTGGCTTGAAATACTTGCCGAGAAGGGAGTGGCCACATGAGCCATCATACCCGGGGCCGCAAAGCCGCGCCCCAGCCGATCGCTGACGCCGTCCGCAAGGTTCCACCAGCGCCGAAGCACTGGCCCGTCGCAGCGAAGAAAGAATGGAAGAGGGTAATGCCCGTACTCGTCGAAAGGCGAGTTCTTTCGCAGGGAGACCTGCATGCTGCTGAGCGCTTCTGTGAAGCCGCCGCGGATATTGCCGCTGCGCGAGCCGCGATTTCGGAGAGCAAAGAGTACATCGAGAATGCCCGCGGTGAGCTTAAACGCCACCCGGCGTTCGCCACCTTGCGCGAGGCCACTGCTGAATCCCGACGTTGGGCAGCAGAGCTTGGCCTTACCCCCGCGGCTCGTTCCCGCGCCGGCGTCCACGAAGACGACGAAGACAATCCGCTAGACCTTTAATGTCACGACCCGCTTGGCTGTTTGACGACAGCCCGATTGCGGACCCTCTCGGCTACGGCGAGCGGGCCGTACAGTTCTTGCGCGCCCTGAAGCACCCGAAATCCAGGCTACCCGGGCGCGCCTATCAGTTGGATCCATGGGTAGAGCGCTTGGTGCGCCGCATCTATGGCCCCCGCGATGCAGATGGCCAGCGGCAGGTCCGCACCGTCTTTGCCATGGTGCCCCGAGGTGCCCGGAAAACTTCTACTGGCGCAGCACTGATCGCGCTTCACACGTTCGGCCCGGAGCGCATTGCCAACGGCCAGGTGGTCAGCGCCGCCGCTGACGCCAAACAGGCCCTTATCGCGTACGATGAGGCGCTAGGCATCGTAACCGCCATGCCCGAGGTGGCAGCGAAGCTCAAGGTTCTGGTCGGCACGCATAAGATCAGGCACCCGAAAAAAGGCGCCACGTATGAGTCCATCAGTTCAGACGGCGCCACGCAACACGGCAGGACGGTCAACTTCCTGCTCTCGGACGAAGTCCACGCCTGGAAAAAGCGCGACCTATGGGAGGCGCTGAAAACCTCTCTGGCGAAGACCGCGGAATCGCTTCACGTCATCACGACCACGGCAGGCCGAGGTCAGGATAATCTGGCATTCGACCTTGTCAGCTATGCTCGCAAGGTGGCCTCTGGCGAGATTGTAGACCCGTCGTTTCTGCCTGTCCTGTTTGAGCCGGACCCTAACGCAGACTGGCGCGACGAAGCCGTGTGGCATGACGTCAACCCCGGGCTCGCGCTGGGATATCCCGATCTGAAGGGGTTGCGCGCCATGGCGCGCGAGGCTGAGAGCCGCCCCTTCGAACAGGATGCGTTTCGCCAGTACCATCTGAACTTCTGGCCGGACCACAGCGCCAGCCCCTTCGTCGATATGGCGACATGGGACGGCGGTAGCGACCCGATCGACATGGATGCGCTAGAGGGCGAGCCGTGTTGGCTCGGCGTCGACTTGTCGAGCAGCACTGACCTTTCCGTCGTGTTAGCTGCCTTCCGCGAAGGGGACGACACGATCCTTGTGCCGCAGTTCTTCGTGCCCAAGGACAACCTGCGCCAGCGCCAGGACGCCACTCAGGCGCCTTATCTAGACTGGGTAGCGAAGGGTTATGTAACGGCTACGCCTGGCAACGTGATCGATTTCCGCGCGGTTGAGCAGCACATTCGCGATCTCCACGACCGCTATGACGTTCGCGAGATTGCGATGGACCCGGCCATGGCGCGGAACCTGCTCAATAATCTGCAGGAAGACGGCCTAAACGCCATCGAGTTCCGGCAGGGCGCGCTGTCCATGATGCCTGCCATTGCCGAGTTGGAACGCCAGGTTATCGCGGGGCGCGTCAAACACGGCGGCAACCCGGTCCTGCGCTTCTGCATGGCCAACTGCGAAGTTGAGAGCAACTCCTACGGCCACAAGGTCCGGCTGACGAAATCAAAGAAGTGGCTGTCTATCGACGGTGCGGTCAGTGCCTGCATGGCAGCATACCGGGCCAGCCTTGGCGGCGGCGAGGGCGGCAGCCTTTACGATACCGACGATTGGAAGTCGATTTATGCCAGATAGTTCATTGCCGTTGCAGGTCGCCGTGGTGGCGGCCCTGCGCGGCTCTTCTGCGCTCGCGCCCTTGGTGGCCGGGCGCATCTACGATCGCGTGCCGGAGAACCAGCCGCAGCCGTATGTCGCCATGGCGTCGTGGTTCGTCCGCGAGGATGGATCCGACTGCGCCGACGCCACCGCGGTCTCGTTCCTTGTCGAATGCTACAGCGATAAGCCCGGGCGCAAAGAGGTTGGCGATATTGCCGGCGCCGTGAAGGACGCCCTGCATAGGCTCGAGCCGGTGGGCGGTGAGGTGCTATGGCGGGATACCGTCTACAGCACGGAAGACACGCTGGTCAGCCATGCCGTGGTGCGTTTCGAGGCACTGCTAGATGGCTAAGAGCGCAGCCAGCGTCGCGCGCTTCAAACGCCGGCTGGAGCGGATCCCGATAGAGGTTCGCTCCGCCACTGCCGCTCAGGCGCTGATCAGCGCCAACAACGTCGCCGTCGCCCTCAAGGGCTCGTCGCCGAAAGTGTCGGGCGGCCTAGCCGGTTCGGTTCGGGTGGAGATGGGCCGCTACGGCGACGTCTTCCTTGTCAAGGCAGGCGGGCGCGCCACCACAAAGCCGGTACGTAACGGCGCGAAAGCGGAATTCGACTACTCGATTTCGACAGAGTGGGGCCGCAAAGAACAACCGGCCCGCAAGTGGTTTTGGCCAACGATCAATCATCGGGCCAAGAAAATCAAAGCCGATATTCAGAACGCCGCCTTTGCTGCGGCTAAGCAACTTTCCGATTAGGATTTACAATGACCGACGATATTCGATTCCGCGACAAGCCTAAGCGCACGGCTCGCGTTAAACTGTTCTTTGGCGACGACGAGCATGAGTTCGTCCTGAAGTTTGAGCAGCTCGAAGAGCTTCAGGACAAGCTCGACCAGGGTCCGATGCGGACGCTCATGAACTTCGAAAGCACCGACTGGTCGCCGAAGTCTGTGTTTGAGGTGATCCGGCTCGGCCTGATTGGTGGCGGCAAGACGCCTGCGGAAGCGTTCGCCCTGGCCAAGCGCTATTGCGTCGAGCGACCGCTAGGCGAATCCCTGCCGGTGGCGGGCGCCGTTCTCTCAGCTGCCCTTGTCGGCGTAGAGGTCGAAAGCGAGGAATCCGCGAATGGCTGATGACTCGCCAGGCGGCCTTGTCTTCGCCGTCGGCGCGAACATCAAGGCGTTAGAGCGGCAGATGAAGGCGGCCGGCGATCGAGCCGACCGCACCGCGAAAGACATCGAGGACAGGTTCAGGCGCGTTAACCCGACCATGAACCTGTCAGGCCTTCAGAACGCGATGAAGGGTTTCCTCGCGGCGTTCACCCTCGACAAGGTCATTCGCGGCCTAGCCGAGGCCAACAGCGAGCTTGTCCGGATTGGCGAGACAGCCAAGCGCGTCGGGCTCGACGTCCAGAGGTTCCAAGAACTTCAGTTCGCCGGTCGTACCAACGGCTTGACGAATAAGCAATTTGGCACGGGCATCGAGGGTTTAGCCGAGCGCCTGAACGAGGCGCGCCAGCAAGAAAACTCGCTGAGCAAGCTGCTCGACGAAAATAATATCAAATACAAGGACCGCCAAGGCCGCGTAATTGATATCAATACAGCGCTTGGACAGGTCGCCAACCTTACCAAGAACGCCGCCACTGAGTTCGATAAGATTAAGATTGCCGAAGCGGCCGGGCTAACCCGCGATTGGGTTCCTATGCTGGAGCAGGGCGCCGATGCTATTGCCAAGCAGGCCGCGGAAGCGCAGCGCACCGGCAACCTGATCGACTCGGAAATCATCGCTAAGGCGAAGACGTTCGAACAAGACTGGACTGCCGCGACTGAGCGCTGGTCCAATATGATCAAGGCCAACGCGGGCGGGCTTATCAGCCTCATTGATACGCTCATCGCAAAGGCCGGTGGCCTCGCCGGCACGATCGGTGACGCGGTCGACAAGTATGCCAAGCGCGTTTCCGCAGTTGCGGACATCGAGCAGAATGGTGTGCAGGGCGCCAGCCGAGGGAGCCTAGAATGGGCGATCGGCAAAGGCCGCGAACTTGGTGTTTCAGCCGAGGACATGGCTGCGGCAACGAAGCGCCTGGACGAGCTGCGCGAGCTTGATCGCGAGACAGCCCGGGCCGCTGGCTTTCCGCAGACCAAGGAAGCGCTCACCGTCAACGTCAACAAGTCCCCGACCAAGACCAGTAGCTTGTTCGACAAGGGCAAGGGCGGCGGTAGCAGCGACGAGGACCGCGTTACCAGTGTCGAGCGTTACGTTGACGCCCTGAACAAGGCGAAGGCCGTGGCGGAGGCCGAGAGGCAGACCGTTGGCCTATCCGTGATCGAGCGGGCGAAGGCTGTAGCGCTGGCGAACGGCCAGGCAGCAGCCCAGCGCGACGTCACAGCCGGCCTGCGTGAGACGGCGACGCTGACTCAGGATGAAAAGGACAAGATCCTTGGCATCGCTGAAGCTACGGCGAAGTGGAAAGAAGAAACCAAACAGGTCAAGGAATCCCTTGATTTTGCGAAGGATCTGACAACCGACGTCGCCAAGTCGTTCGTTGACGATCTGATGAACGGAACGAAGGCCGCCGATGCGCTCAACAATGCGCTGAAAAAGATCATTGCAACGTTGGCAAACAAGGCGATCGAAGGCCTGATTGGCAACCTTTTCTCCGGCGGGACGGGCGGAAGCATCTTCGGCGGTATCGGCAAGCTCTTTGGGTTTGCCGACGGCGGGCCAGTTGGTTCCGTCAACTCGGATTGTATGGAGGTGCTCGCGTGAGTGCTATCGCGACGTTTATTGAGCACGGCCGCGTGCACCTTGTGGCGGATGCCTGCTTCTATGACGAAGCGGGCACGCTGACGGCGATCGAGCCGAAGGTGTGGCCTGTGCCGCGAGCTAAGGCTGTGTTCTCTAGCCGAGGATCCCGATGGGCGTTTGACGCCTTTGAGATGGCTTGTGAATGCATCGAATACGATGGCTTCGACGAGTTCGTGGAAAAGCTTGACGACATTTTCGCAGCGTTCGACCTGGTGATGGGTGAACTCCTAGGAGAGATCGTAATCGCCGGCTGGTCCGATCGCGACGGCGTCGGCCGCGTCCTATTCCGCAAGACCTATCATCGCGAGGGCGATGATTGCGCGCCCGGCATCATCTACGTGCTAGGCAAGCGCTCTGGCTTCGGCGTCGACCGTCTCGACCTTGGTGATGACTGGTCTGAAGAACGCGCCGTAGCGGCCTTCCAGCGGGCACGAGAGGGCTTGGAGGATATTCGGTACGGTCTCGGTCCCGAGCCAGTTCTACGGCATGCCGTAGGCGGCTACATCGGGCATGCCGTCGTGGGACCGGACGGGGTGTCCGGTAAGGTTATCCACGGCTGGATTGAAGACGAGGTAGGCCGCAGGATCAATCCGGCTGGCCTCAGAGACGCGGCATGATGCCCGACAACCGCAGCGGCGTAGTTCGGGGCGAGTGGGGTGGCGCCATGCGCCGCCTCCGTCTTGCGATAGGCGAACTCGAGGAGCTGCAGGAGGCGACGGGTGTCGGAGCGTTTACGCTGACGCAGCGACTTGCAGCGAACGATTGGCGCGTTGCGGATGTGCGCGAGACAATCCGCTTAGGATTGATCGGCGGCGGGATGGGCGTGGAAAGCGCTGATCGCCTCATCGACAGCATGTCCACTATGGACCTTCGACTAGGTGTTCCGGTGGCGATAATCGTACTCGCCGCCGCCCTCACCGGATCGCCCGAGGAACAGCAGTTTAAGCGCGCCCACAAGTCGGGCGGTTCGGGACCCGAACTTCCTGAAGGCAGGCTTCGCTTTGGTTCGTTCTATCGAGCGGCGGGGGCGATAGGCGTTTCCGTCGCCGATATGCGAACAATGACGCTGTGGCAGTTCAACGAGGTTGTCGACGGATTCGTGGAATCGAAGACGGACGGCAAGGACGCCGGCCTGTCGCAGATTGAAGAGGATCAATTGGGAGCGCTTCTAGCCGCTCCCATATAGACGCCGCCTAGCGGCAACCGGCCCGTTACGTCGGATGTAAACGGACGGGCCGGTTTTTGTTCAGAAAAGAAGTGCTAGGACGTCGTCTAGCGTTGCGTCGTATTCGCGCTGGCTGCAGCCGAGCACGACAACGTTGCGATCGTCAGTGACCATGTAGCCGGGGCCGTATTCAGCCCTCGTCCAGTGGCGAGCTGGCGTCTTGGACAAGCGGAAGCCCTTGGCAGCAAGAGCGCGGCGGATGTTGGATTCAGTCATAGCAACGGTTCCTCTGTGAGGGTTGAGACCGTTGCGTTGCGTTGACCTGGGCCGGTTGTCAGTGCCGGGGCAGGCGCATCCGTGGATGCAGCGTCGAATAGATAGGATCGAGGACGGGCAGCAGTCAAGGGCGCCTATTTAAAGCGACCTCCAGATTTGCGCTTAACGTCTTTGACCATCGTCTTGAGGCCGCCCTTGGCCAGTTTGAGCATTTTCGCGTTGTGTTCGGCGATGACCCTCTCTCTGTCCTCGGGACTCAACCCGGCGAGCAATCTCTTAATCTCCTGCTCCGGAGTCTCTTTCTTTGGCGGCTTGCTGCCACCCTGCTTATCGCCACTCATCCACTGCTCCCCCATTTCTCACAGCGTCACGTAACGGCATGACGCGGTCAAGTTTTCAGCGCAACTCCCGGGCCGAGTGGATCCACCCCCGGCTCGACGAACTGAACCCCAGCCGACTCCAACGCCGCCCGTATGGCTGCGAGGTTGTTGGCGATGGGAACGCGCTTCCCTGCTTCGAAATCCCGAACGGTCGACGGCGAGACGCCAGCGCGTTCCGCGAGCTGCGGCTGCCGCCAGTCTTTGAGCGCGCGAGCGGCGCGGCATTGATCAGGAGTGATTGTCATGCCCGCTTTTAACACGCGCGCCAGAAACAACAAGGTTGGTGTTTCTAGTTGACATGCTTCTGAGGTTGGTGTTTTTTAATGAGGTTAATTTTTCCTCAGGAGCAACACACATGGCCAGCATCGGTGGTTCTTACAACCCGGACGCCGAACCGTCCTCGGGCTATCAGCCCCTTCCGGCCGGTGAGTACGCGCTCGAGATCGTGGAGTCGGATTACGACGTCAATGCCAGGGGCAATGGCATGGTGTTGAAGTGCAAGGCCCAGATCGTCGGCGGCGCGTATGACTGCCGCCCGTTCTACATCAACTACAACTTAGAGCATGAAGACGACCAAACGCAGGAGATCGGACAGCGTGACTTCGCTGGTCTGCGCCGGGCGACGGGCGTGCTCAGCCCAAGCGACACCTCGGAGCTTCATTTCAAGACCTTCCGCGTGAAGATCGGCCGCAAGGTCCGCAAATCCACTGGCGAGCTTGAGAACGTAATCAAGCAGTACCTGTTCGGCGACGAACCCGACCCCGAGCCCCACCGGCCGGGGGTAAAGGCCGCCGAGTGGCGGAAGGCGGCGTGAGCGTCGCTGGCGATCTCTCCGCGCCGAGGCTAGTGTACCCCCGCGAATATCGTGGGGGTACAGCCGTGGCCAAGTTCATCGTTATCGCATTGCTGGCAGGGGCGGCTGGCGCCGCTGGTGGCGTCGCTGCGACATGGGCCACGCCGTCCAAGCCGGTTGACTGCGTCGTGCGCGTCGACCCGCCGAAGGACATCACGGCGGACGAACTCAAGAAGTTGCTCAAGCCGAAGTAATGCTTGTGATCAAATTGATCATAAGCATCAGCGACGCGGCCCTAGCAGCAGTTCATCCGCTGGCTTTGCGCCTTCAAGGATCAGGTCGGCCCACTCCTGCGCCAACTCGCGCCGCCGGTCGATATGGAGGGCTCGATTGTAAGCGCCTTCGACCTTGTTCTCAGGGACGTGGGCTAGCATCAGATCAATGATGGCTTTGTCAGCCTTGAAGCGCTCATTCATCACGCTTGAGAATGTCGATCGCCAGCCGTGCGGCACATGGTGGCCGTGATACCCGGCGCGGTGCAGTAGATAGCCCATCGCGTTCTCGCTCATAGGCTTGTGCGCGTGACGCGTATTCGGAAAGGCCAGCGGGCCGCGTCCGCTAACCTTACGCAGCGCCTCTATCGCCTCGACGGCCTGTCGAGATAGCGGCACCAAATGGTCACGCGCCTCGTCTGACTTCTGACGCAGCTTGAGTTTCATTCGCGCGGCAGGGATCAGCCACATTGGTTGCGGGCCGGTTAGTTCCGCCCATTCCACCCAAGGTGTTTCCGCGAGCGCGCCAGGGCGAACGGCGGTCAATGCCAGAATACGGAGAGCCAGCTTCGTGACGGGATGCGCGTGTTCCGCCTCGACCTTGTTGAGCATCACGCGCGCTGCTGCCAAGTCGGTTACCGCCGGTTGCCTACCCTTGATCAGAGGGGCCATTGCTTTCTGGACAACTGCTGCCGGATCGCCCTCTGCGCGTCCCGTGGAGATTGCATAGACGAAGACAGCGGACATGCGCTGCCGAACCCGGCGCGCGGTTTCGTTTGCTCCGCGTGATTCGATCTCTCTCAAGACAGCGATGGTTTCCTGTGCGCCGATCTCGCTGATCGGCACGCTGCCCAGCTTCGGGAACACCTCGCGTTCAAGGCTGTCCAGCACGTCGAAGGCGTGACGCTCAACCCATCCCGACTTCTGGAGCGCGTGCCATTCGCGGGAAACGGATTCGAAAGTGGTAGCTGCGCTAGCAGCACCGGCAAGGCGCTGCAGTTTCTTGGTGATCGATGGATCTTTCCCAGTGCGCAGTGTCGACTTTGCTTCGTCCCGCGCCTTTCGAGCATCTAAGAGCGAGAGGGCAGGGTATGGCCCTAGCGAAAGGAGCTTCTCCTTACCGCCGAATTCGTATCGGTAGCGCCAATGCTTGCCGCCCGCGGGCGTTACGAACAGGTGCAAACCCGCCCCGTCCGTGAGCTTGAAGGCCTTATCCGCGGCCTTTGCCTTGCGAATTTGCGCGTCCGTGAGCATGCCCGATTCCGCCCAGATACCCGGTTTCCAAAGCTTATACCCGGTTTTGCACCCGGATTGAAGCCGGGTATCACTGGCAACGAGTGGGAAGGATCGGGAAAATGGGTCCGCAGAAAATCCCGATTGTGTAGCAGTTGCAATCGGTTAAGCGAACAATCGGGAACGCTTGATAACGGCCAGTGGCGGAAGGGGTGGGATTCGAACCCACGGTGGGCTTGCACCCACGGCGGTTTTCAAGACCGCTGCCTTAAACCACTCGGCCACCCTTCCGGCGCCCCGTCATTGCCGTTCCCTGTCGATTTTTGCAAGCCGCATGCGGAGCGATCGTGGCAATCTTTGCCCATACTCCGGAGAATACGCGCATTTTCAATAGCTTGCGGCAATGCTCCGCGCATCTCGTCAATCCGCACCGTGAAGCCCGTTTGGGCGTTGCGGCTCGGTCACGCTCCACCGAAAAATGGCGACGGAATGGTGGCGGATTGACAGCTGCCGCATTTCCGACACCTTTGTGCCCGCCCAAGGGCGGTGCTGGGTTTCCGTTGACGGTCATGCGTTCGCGCTGCCGCCGCTTAACGATCCCTTAATGGAATTGGTCGAAAACTGCGTCCTTGCCACGGTGGTGGCTTGGGCGGCGCAGCGTTTTCGGCGCGACGAACAGGAATGCGGCATGATGCGAGGCACGAGCGCAGCGGCGGAGACCTCCCCTGTGGCCGAGTCCGGCGACGCCCCTCGTAGCTCATCGTCCTCCCTGTCCACGGCGACCCGCCTCGGCTGCGTCGTGCTGGCCGGCCTGTTCCTCGCCAACTGCGCCAACAACCAGGTTGCCCGCCGCGGGAAATCGAAAGAGATCGGCGCCTTCCCGTCCTCGAAATACGGTCCCGCCAGCGCCCGCGTCGTCGAAGAAGGGCAGCCGGTGCCGAAGGGCGGCGGCCGCGAGTTGATCGGCCGCAGCTACACCGTCGCCGGTAAGCGCTACACTCCTTACGAGAAGCCGGTCGGCTACACGGCCGTTGGCACCGCCTCCTGGTACGGCGAGGCCTTCCATGGCCGGCGCACCGCCAACGGCGAAGTCTATGATCGCATGAGCATCAGCGCCGCGCATCCGACCATGCCGCTGCCGGCCTATGCCCGCGTCACCAACGTCACCAACAGCCGCTCGATCATCGTGCGCGTCAACGATCGTGGCCCTTTCCATGGCGGCCGTGTCATGGACGTCTCGCAAAAGACCGCCGATGCGCTCGCCTTCCGGCATCTCGGCACGGCGCGCGTCAAGATCGAGTATCTCGGCCAGGCCTCGCTCGCCGGCTCGGACGACCAGATGCTGCTCGCCTCGCTGCGCACCGACGGCTCGCCGGCCTCGATCCCGGGCCAGAGCAGCCGGACGATGATCGCGAGCGCCGCGTCTCAGGTCGATCTCGGCCGATCCGCGGGGCCGGATCTCGACGACGAAGCCGCCAGGCCCGCTCCCGCTCCGACGCCTGTTCGCGCTGAACCTGCGCCGGTCGAAGCGCAGCCCGTCGTCCAGGCCTACGCTCCCGAGCAGCCGCGGACGATCGCCGTGCAGAGCCCGATCGTCGCCAGCGTCGCGGCGTCGCCGTCTGCGGCGGGCGTCCCGATCAGCGGAGTCCGCCTGCCGCCGTCTCGGCCCTTCGATCTCGGCGCCGCCGCCCATGCCGGCAAGCCGGTTCCGGGCTTGCGTCCGAGTGTGACGACGACGCTGCCGGTGCCGCGCACCGCCAGCCTCCCTGCCGCCACCGAGAAGGCGCCGACCCTGCGTCTTGCCAAGGGCTCGCCGCTGTCCACCGGCACGAAGCAGCAGCCGCTGGCGCGGAATTGA